ATGCCCGGCACAATAGGGTAGAGAGGGGTTGAGGCCCCTCCCTCCCATTGCACCGTACATACCGGTCAGGTATACGGCGCTACATCGTGGTATGGTGTCAGACATGGTATTAACTTGGGTTTTGCAGAATCTACCTCTGGTGCTGGCTTTGGGCCTGTTTTATCTCAACAGGTAATAGCTGATCAGGAAGATTCCAACCCCATCTTCAACCCTTGGATCAGCATTGGTTCCACGGGTTAGAACCCCGTCAACCGTGATATATTCAAGGATTGAAAATAAAGTTTCAAAAACATTGTTGATTTCTTTATAATCACCATAGTTCCGGGGGAAATAGTGAACCGCCACAAGGTTTTTTCTTAGAAAGCGATCCCCTATGATGGGTTGAATTGTTGGCTTGATGATCCGAACAGAAAAACAGGGTTCGGTTAAACCCTGTTCAACTTCTTCCCGATAGATGGGGTAATCATCACCGTATTGGGCTTCAATCGCCGCAACAATGCCATCAACCAAAGCGTTTAGCATATCAAAACACCCGCCTTAAAAAGCTGTCCAACATCGTGTTCAAGATTGTGGGCGCTTGCCCTTCAAGGGCTTCTTCAGATTTTTTCACAAAGAATTGTCCGGGAACCCAAGAGGCCACAAGCTTTTTCCCGATTGCAGGAACATATCTTCCGGGGGTTTGCCTATGCCCATTTTCAACATAAGAAGCATATTCAACGGAATTTGTTATGGTTATAGAATATCCACCCCCTGTTTGAGTGGTAGATAAACCATCTGCAAAGCTTCCAGCATTGCCTTCCGTGCCGCCTGTCCAGCCGCGCCGCAAGGTTCCGCCTTCATGTGTTGTTCCGTTTGCCCCCGATGTTGATTTGCCAACAGGGGTTGCAGGTATGACAATAGCTAAATATCGCCCTGCCATACCCTTACAAGCTTGATTGAAAAACTGTTCTTTTTGCGTTGTTGATAAGGCTTGTATTCTGTCAGAAAAAGCCTTCAGTTGCGTGGTGTCCACCTTTATACCCATTTATCCAGCGCATCCAACAGGATTTCTTGATGATTTGTGAAAATGGAAGGTTTGGAACTATGGGTATAGTATCTCCAACACCCGGCAAACATCGTTTGCCACAAACCAAGGTTCACCGCTCCGGTTAATGGTTCGCACCGATCCCAAATCTTGATTCTGAAATACGGTTAATTCATTCATCGTATCACCTACCTTTGAATACAAAGGTTTATGAAGCTAAACTTTTGACGGTAAAAAAATAAGCAGGAATTTCCGAACTCTCAAACTTCGGCAATTCACAACTTTTATTTATTTCACTTTGGGTGAAATCCGTTTCGTTGTTCAGCTTCTTTGACAATGTAGCTTCAGAAATGCCAAGCAGCTTTGCAAACATAGACTGTGTTCCAAGAATTTCCCGAATCCTTCCACGCAACTTAGAATAATCAAACATCCTTTCACCTTCTTTCTATCCTTCATCCAGTTCAAAGAGTACATCACAATCACCACAAACAACATTGACTTCCTTTGTTGCCCGGATAATGCAACCGCAAAGGGGACAAACATATTTCCGGGAAGAAGAACCTTTCCCGCTGCCTTTCTTCATAAAGGCGGGAATCTTGCTTCTTTGGAAATCAAAGGTGTTCTGATTCAGGCTTGCAATATATATAGCCGCTTCATCATTCAGGCTTGTCAACGTCCATCCATACTTTGAATCCTTGTCAACTTTCAGCCCATGTTCTTCAGCAGCGGCCTTATATAGCTTGTTATGATAGGTTCCGCCCCTGCTTGTATCTTTCACACCCTCATAAAGATTGTGAAGATGTACCATTTCATGCAGCAGGGTTTCACAGATTTCAGGGAAGGGGCGCTTCAGGTATTCAGCACAGATATTGATTTCATAGTATCCTTCATCCTCGGATTCAGAATCGGATTTCCATGCCTTCCACCCGGTACACCATCCGTAAGCCCCGGAAGTGGTATCAGGGGAAACGGTTATAACAGGTTGATCCAGCTTCCCGGAATAGAAGCGGTTATTGAACAGTTGGAACAGTTCTTCTAACTTCGCTATCACCGTTCCAAGGCTTTTCACGTTGGGCATACAGCAGCCCCCTTTCTATTGTTTTCGTTTTCTTGAATGTCAACCTTCAAATTCTCACATATCCGCACCCTTCCGGGTTCAGGCTTTGGCGCTCTATTCTCTGATACATACCCAATGCAAATTCATTGACTAACGCGATTCCCGCGCCCTGCGTATTCGCGTATGCTTTCAGTTTTACCCTTGCCATAGCTTTGAAGGTTGGTGTTCAGTTTTCAAGGTTCGCGCCGCTTTTAGATTCCCTTCCGGGAAAGCCCCCGCGCCAGCGTCAAGGCAAGCGGTTCAAGCGGGGGTTGGGGCTTGCGCCCCATCGGTCAGAATAGCTTATCTTCCATGATCCCGATATTCCAAATCATCACATCATTCCATCCGTAACCCTCAAACACCCGAATCAACAGGGCTTGGGCGGTTTCCAAGGCTTCATTGATGGAAAGGGCAACGATGATGAAGGAATCTTCTTCTTGAACCCCATCCTTCAGGGTTGCATAATCAATCTTCCAATGCTTCTTATCGTGATAGGTGAACTCTTTGATTCTCCGTTCATTGGCCTGTTCAACCTGTTTCATCAGGTTCAGCTTATCCTTAGTATTCATCAGCGTTTCACCACCTTAAAAGTCACTTCATGCCCCGGATTTTCCTGAATCAACTTTTGCTTCAGTTCATCCACCATCATGTTATTGTCAAGCGCCGCTTGGATCACTTCAACCAATTTCTTCCCGTCAAGGTAAGCCCAAATGTAAGTTCTTTTCCGCTTCATGTAATCAACCGTCCTTTCAATGTTTGGGGGCTGTTCCCCGGCTATGTGGTAGATTCACCGGGTTTAGGGGGCTGTTCAAGTTGTTTAGCAACCTCAACATAGACAGTATAGCATCATAAACTTGACTTGTCAAGGCTTTTTTGTGATTTTCCTAAACTTTTTTCAAATCAACTTGTATTTTCCTAAACTTTAGGCTATAATTATTTCTGAAAGGTAGGTGAAGGCTTTGAACAGTAGTTTTCAAGAAAGATTGAAAGAAGGGATGAAGTTAGCAGGAATCAGACAAACCGACTTAGCAAGAATGACAGGGTTGGGAAAGTCGAACATTAGTCATTATATCAATGGAAGATATGAAGCCAAACAGGAAGCCTTATACCTTATAGCCAAAGCATTGAATGTCAATGAAGCATGGTTAATGGGCCATGATGTTTCAAGAGAAAGAAACATCGCCCAGCGGGAAGCAGATATATCCAATGAATCAAAAACTATGGATTTAGTTTCTATTCACTTGGGTCATGAAGCGGGGGAACTCATCACTTGTTTCATGCAGTTGGATAATGAATCCCGAATCAAGGCTGTTCAATATCTGAAAGATTTGCTTGACGCATCTAAGTACAGAAAGGAAAATGATGAATGAAAAAGTTTCTAATTGCTCTGTTGATTTGTCTTTACATGGGAATCGGATTAGCTGAAGAATATCCCCTTGAATATGGTTCCTTGGGGGAATTTGAACTTCAACCGGGAAGATATGAAATCGGGGTTGATATTCCAGATGGATATTTTGATATAAGAATGAAAGGATTGAATCAATCATGCACAATTCGGTTTTCCCTCGCAACCAATTTGGATGATTCATTGAATATGGATTCAGTCAATTCCTATGAATTGATATTTACTTCAGCGGTCAATTATTGGCAAGGTTGTCACCCGAACATTTTTCTTTGGGGATATGGAAGTATTCTTGAAATAGAAGATAGCGCTTGCACCTTCTACCCAATAGAAAAAACCGCTTTCTAAAGAAAAAGTCCCGCGCCAAGCTACCACCCCCAGCGCGGGAAAGACAATCCAGCCCCCAAACATTGAAAGGAACAGGCGTTGTCATTGCTATTCTACCACATTTTTAGCCATTTAGCAACGGCCTGTTTCGGTTGTTACGCTGTTACGGTTATTCCTTATTCTTTATTTTATAGGGTATAACACCCATGTTGAAATCTAATCTTCTAAGAAATTGATTTCAACCGTAACACCGTAACACACAGCACCAAAGCCCCGATTTTTCAAGGGGTTTCAGCGTTACGGTTGAAGCGTAACACCAACCGTAACAAACCGTAACAGGAAGGAAGTTGCAGCCATGAAGAACCCTAATGGTTATGGAACAGTTGCCAAGTTGTCAGGGAATCGCCGCAAGCCCTTTGTTGTTCGCAAAACAAAGGGTTGGGATGATAGGGGTTATCCGATCTATGAAACCATTGGTTATTTCTCCACAAGGGAAGAAGGTATGTTGGCCTTGGCGGAATACAACCGCAACCCATTTGACATTCAGGCTTCCAAGATCACCCTGAAGGAACTATATGAAAAATGGGCGGAAAAGAAGTTGCCCAAGTTGGGCGCATCCTCGCAAGGCTCTTTGAAGTCAGCCTTCAAACATTGTTCAACAATTCAGGAAATGAGATATAAGGAACTCCGATCCTTCCATATGCAAGATTGTATTGATCAATGCGGTTGCGGGTATTCCACCCAATGGGCAATCAAGAATCTGTTTGGGCATCTTGATAAGTTCGCAATGGAATTGGATGTAATACAGAAAATGTATTCCCCATTGATAACCGCTGAACCAATCCCGGAAACTTCCAAGCAGCCTTTCACAGATGATGAAATCAAGGCCATTTGGAAGATTCAGGATCAGGAATGGGTTGATACTGTTCTAATCCTCTTATACAGCGGTTGGCGAATCACCGAACTTCTAACCCTGAAGGTGGAAGATGTTGATTTGCAGCAAAGCACAATGAAGGGCGGAATCAAAACCCGCAACGGCAAAGGGCGGATTGTTCCAATTCATCACCTGATTCAACCCTTTATTGAACGATGGGTGAACCGTGGAACCGAATACCTGATAACCAATGGACAAGGCAAGAAAATGTCAGATGGGCAATATAGGTCACACTTCAACAGCATTATGGAACAGCTTGGATTCGACCATTGCCCCCATGAGTGCCGCCACACCTTGCGCACCCGCCTTGATTCTGCCGGGGCAAATAAGAAGTGTATTGATATGATCTTGGGGCATAAAAGCAAGGATGTTGGTGAAAGGGTCTATACTCATAAAAGCATTGCCGAATTGAAACAGGCGATTGAACTAATAACAGGTTAGTAACAAAAAAGCGCGGGAAGCCCATAAAAACAGGGCTTCCCGCTTGTCAGGGGTTCATTATACCATATTTCCATAAGCGTGGAAATATGCGGGGTTTCTGCCGAATTTCCATCCTTTTGGATATACGGCACAGCCTGTCAAAAAGGTATAAAATGGGTCTGTCACAAGGCGAATCGACCGCGGCGAGGAGTCTATGTGACAGCAATACTAAATGCGAGGTAATAACATGAGCAACAACATCATTATCGCCATCGATCACGGCTATGGGCGCGTGAAGACGGCGCACGGGCACTTTCAGGCCGGGGTAACGGCATACGACAAAGAACCCATTTTCACTCACAACATGCTGGTGTATCGAGGCAAATACTACATTATCGGTGAGGAGCACAAGCCCTTCCTGTCCAGCAAGATCGACGATCCCGACTACTATATCCTTACGCTGGCTGCCATAGCCCGCGAATTGAAGTTCCGTGGGCTGACCTCCGCCAGCGTCCACTTGGCGGTGGGCCTGCCGCTGACCTGGGTCGGTCAACAGAAGCAAGCGTTTCGTGAATACCTGCTACAGAATGAGGCTGTGGACTTCTCCTTCAACGGCGTGGAATATCATGTGTCATTCGCCGATGCGGATGTATTCCCTCAGGGATATTCGGCCATTGCGACGCAGCTCCACAGCTTCAAGGGCACCAACATGCTTTGCGACATCGGCAACGGCACCATGAACATCATGTACATCAACAATTACCGTCCCGTGCTGGGGAAGTGCTTCACGGAGAAATACGGCACACATCAGTGTATGCTGGCTGTTCGTGAGGCTGTGATGCGCGAACATCAGGTGGTCATCGACGACGCGACCATCGAAGCGGTCATGCGCTTTGGCAAGGCGGACATCGACGAAAAGTACCTGATGACCATCCGCGCGGCGGCAGCGAAGTATGTGGACGGCATCATGCAACGACTCAGGGAGCA